CTCGGGGAACCCGCCACCGTGGCCCGCGGGCGCAAGTACGCTTGGGTCGGAATCGACGAAGCCGCGATGGCCGTCTACCTCGAGGAGGCGTGGACCCAAGCCATCCGGCCGACCCTCACCGATTACGCCGGCTCCGCGTGGTTCTTTTCCACGCCCAAGGGCCACAACTACTTCAAGACGCTGTTCGACCAGGCGAAGACCGACGACGAATGGCGGAGCTGGACAATGCCGACGCTCGCGAACCCGTACATCCCGCCGGCCGAGGTCGAGGCCGCGGAGCGGAGCCTGCCGAGCATCGCCTTCCGGCAGGAGTACCTTGCCGAGTTCGTGGACGCCCAGGGCGCGAGGATGCGACGCGAATGGATTCGCACCGGTACCCCGCCGGCCGAGCTCGAGGTTTACCTGGGCGTCGACCTCGCCATCTCGACAAAGGAGGGCGCCGACTGGACCGCCGTGGTGGCGATGGGGCGGGACGGCGCCGGGACAATCTGGGTGCTCGACGCGGCGCGGATCCGCGCACCGTTCGACGGGGTGCTCCGCTTCGTCCAGGACATGGCGGCGAAGTGGCGGCCCAAGGTCATCGGGATCGAGCAGGTCCAGTACCAGGCGGCGGTGGTGCAGGAGCTCCTGCGGACCACGCGGCTCCCCGTGCGCGGCATCCGGCCCGACCGCGACAAGGTGACGCGGTTCCTGCCGCTCGAGGCGCGGTACGAGCAAGGGCTGGTGGTTCACGCGACGAGCCTGCCGGCGTGGTTCGCGGACGAGCTGCTGTCCTTCCCGATCGGCAGTCACGACGACGCGGTGGACGCCGCATCCTACGCCTGGGCCGCCATGGGCGCGGCAAGGAGCTTCGCGGCAATATGAGCATCTGCAAGCATTGCGGGATTCGGACGATCGATCACCGGTCGTACTGGTGTATGCCGTGCTACCGGGCACACAAGGCCGCCCAGCAGGCGGAGATAGCGCAGGACGACGACGCCCGCCTGGCGCGGGTCACCGACACGCACCAGACCTGCCGCGGTTGCGGTATCGACCTCTACCGCGTGGTGGACTGGGTTGCCGAGGCCAGGCGATGCAACCGCAAGTGGTTCTGCGGTCGGGACTGCTTCGAGGACTGGCGGTTTCGGACGTTCTGAAAATTCTTGGATTATTTTTGCCACATATATGGCATGATTCTATATATGTGGCATAATGTCCTTGTCGGAACCGCCGACAAGGAGCACCCAAATGCCCACCATCGTTTCTCCCTCCAACACCACCGTTGCCATCGATATGGCGACATTCAATGCCACGGTCTACAAGGCCGTTGCAGATCATATGGCGTTGGACATCAACGCCTATCCTGGTGGGTCGAGCGCGTACATGGAAGAGCTGGCAAGGCTCCGGAAGGAATTCTACAATCGGCCCCGATAATCGGGGCCACCGTCCACCGGTAGGCCGGTGCTGATGAGCCCAGAGGGCGAAACGGAACCAAGGAGAACAAAGATGCAAACGATTACGGCCACGATGCCGACGATGCCCGCGATCAAGTGGAGCCGCGACGGTTGGCAGACGCAAGAAGAATCGACATACAGGACGTTCGTCGAGATCGATTGGCGCAAGGGTACGATCGAGGTCTACAAGCTCGGATGCGATGAGCGATACTTCGTTCCGACCCGTTTCACGAACAACCATGCCGCTCGTATGATGGTTGCGCCCGGAACACCCAAGGTCGAGATCGTCAACGTTCTCGAAATCTACTGGGATCAAATCTCCGAGATCATGGCATCCTACGAGCAAGGTATCCACGTCTCAGAACCTGCCAGATTCGGCGAAGCATCGGAACTGTTGCGGTTCGCGGTGCGTGGCATCGCATGGGCCTTGGAAGGCTGATAAAGAAACGGCCCGGCTGGTATCCCAGCCGGGCCTAGTGTGGAAAGGAGAACTTGATGAAGCGTACCACAAACAACAAATTCACCGAGGCCATGCAGGAGATCATGGGGTTCCTCGTGCTCCTGGCATTCGGCTGGTGGGCGATCCAAGGCTTCGCAGAGCGTCGCGAGCTCGAGGCCAAGCAACGCGCCGCGATCATCCGCGCCGATGGAGGGATGACCGAATGATCGTCGTAGTCATCGCTCTGGCGATCGGCATCGCCATGGTGATCGCTTTCGCATGGTTCGTCGACGTTGTGTGCAGGTATCAAGATCGGATCGACAATGAAACAGAACAGCCCTGGCCGTCCTCGGATCGCTCCTGACGGGCCTCCTTGCCCGTCCTGCGGTGCCGGGACGCGCCCGCGTGGCACGGGCTTCCGCTGGTGCCCGAGCTGCGGCAAGCGGATCCGAATCCCGGTCGAGGTGGACCGGCGGAGGAAGAAGGCGTGAAGTATCTTTCCGTCTGCTCTGGGATAGAAGCGGCGAGCGTGGCATGGCACCAGCTCGGCTGGGAACCGGTCGGATTCAGCGAGATCGAAAAGTTCCCGTCGCAGGTATTGGCGACCCGGTTCCCCGGTGTGAAGAACTACGGGGACATGACGCGGTTCAAGGAGTGGGGAATTGAGCCTGGATCAATTGACGTTCTGGTCGGAGGAACACCTTGCCAGGCTTTCAGCGTTGCAGGACTCCGACGTGGTCTCGATGACCCGCGAGGGAACCTCGCCCTCGTCTTCGTTGCAATGGTTGACTGGTTTCGCCCCGAATGGGTGGTCTGGGAAAACGTCCCTGGCGTCCTGTCATCAAGCGGGGGACGGGATTTTGGCGCCTTCCTCGGGGCGCTGGGCGAACTCGGGTATGGGTGGTCCTACCGAGTCCTTGACGCTCAGTACTTCGGAGTGGCCCAGCGACGCCGTCGTGTGTTCGTTGTCGCGCACTCTTCAGGCGACGCAAGACGTGCCGCCGAAGTACTATTTGAGCCGTCGTGCCTGCGAGGGGATCCTCCGCCGCGCCGAGAAGCGGGGCAAGGCGTTGCCGGATGCATTACGCCAGGCATTGGAAACCGCCTTGACGGTGAATTCGACACCTTCCAAATAGAGACGCACGGTAGTCTTTACGAATCGCACCCCCAGGATTCGCGGATCACGGGGCCGGTGGATCAAAGCCCGACCGTGGCGGCGAAGTGGGGAACCGGCGGGAACAATACCCCGCTCGTGCAACAGCCGATGGCGATGCGCGAGAGCGGGCAAGGTTATTGGATGCAGGATGAAGTAATCGGGACGATTCGCGCTGAAGGTGAAAATAGACCAAGCCGCCCTAGCAACGTCGTGGCCGTGCAACAACCAACGACTCAGTATGGGCCGATTGCAGGAAGCCTGTTGCACCGCCACGATTCATCGCCATGCGCTGATCGTGGCGAAAATGTAGTGGCCATTCAACAGCCGATGGCGTTCCAATCAAGGGCATCCGCGACCAACAGCATGAATCCAAGCGTAGTGGTCCCGACTCTTGACAAGGGCAAGGCCGAGGGTGCCGCGATTTTCTCATCTATGGCGGTGCGACGCCTCACCCCGGTTGAGTGCGAGCGGCTCCAAGGTTTCCCGGACGGGTGGACAGACATCAAGCCCGGCGGCAAGGACACGCCCGATTCCCCGCGCTACAAGGCCTTGGGGAACAGCATGGCCGTACCGGTGATGCGGTGGATCGGGGAACGCATTCACCAAAGGCGGTAGAATCCAATCGCGGAACTAAGGCAAGGCCCCACGGTGCGCTACCACGCCCGTGGGGCCTTTGGCATGGGATAATCGGATCATGGGTATCCTCGATCGCCTCCTCGGGCGCAAGGCAATGGCCGATCCATCCGCGCCGCTTCCGCTCCCGCTCGGACAATCGCGGGATATCTACCTCACCGGCTACGGCTCTGGCCAGCTCGTATCGATGCTCCGCCGTGTCCTCCCGGGATCCCACCGGGACTGGTCCAACGTTGCAGGAGACCTCGGCCTCAACAGCGTCATCGCGCCGGCGATGGACTGGTACGTTCGCAACTGGCCCCAAGGTACGCCGCGGGTCATGCGGCGCGTGGACTCCCAGCAGTCCGAGCCCGTCGAGGACCACCCGATCGTCCAGCTGATCGGCGAACCCGAGCCCGGCATGGTCGGCAATCTGCTCTGGGGATGGGTGATCCAGGATTACAAACTGTTCGGGAACGCTTACCTGCGGAAGCAGCGCCTGGCGGGACCGGGATCGCAGGTGGTGGCTCTCCAGTACCTGCCGCAGGACATGGTCCGACCGGTGGGCGATGGGCGAAATCCGCTGACGCACTTCGTTTACACCACCGATGGGCGGCAGTACGATCTCCCGATCGAGGACGTGATCCATTTCCGGTACGGGCGCGATCCTTCCGACATGAGGCTCGGGCGGTCCACGGTGCAGGCGGTGCTCCGCGAGATCGCGACCGACAATACCGCGAGCTCCGCGGCATTCGGCCTTCTGAGCAACGGTGCGATGCCGAGCATCATCGTCGGCCCGGATTCCAACGGTTCCGCGCAGGTCGATATCTCGCCAGACGACGCCCAGCAGGTCAAGCGAAGCCTCCGCGAGAACCTCACCGGCGACAACGCGGGCGGCATCGTCGTCATGTCCGGCCCGTACAAGATGGACAAGGTGAGCTTGACGCCATCCGAGCTCGCCCTGGACTCCGTGCGACGTGTACCGGAGGAGCGTATCTGCTCCGCTCTCGGCCTCAACCCCATGGTGCTCGGCCTCGGCTCCGGGCTCGATCGCTCGACCTACAGCAACTACGAGCGGGCGCAACAGGCGGCATGGGAGGACGGCATGGTGCCGCTCATGCGGGCCGTGGCCGATACGCTCACGGTATCGCTCCTGCCGGACTTCCCCGAATCGCAGGAAGGCGACTTCATCGAGTTCGACCTTTCGGGCGTCCGCGCCCTGATGGACGACCGCCAGAGCGAGGCCGAGCGGGCGGAGCGGCTCTACAAGGCGGGCGTCGCCGATCTGGCAGAGGCCAAGCGCATCGCGGGTCTCGAGGCCGCGCCCGAAGACGAGGGCGTCATGCATCCCGACGCCACGCCGGCCGCGGAAGCCGCACCTCCGATTCGATCCACCCAGATCGATGCGACAAAGTCCCACCCAACCGCGGCGATGCAGGAGGCCGCTCGCAGAGCACTCGCGTGGAAGGAAGAGGGACGGCCCGGCGGTACACGGGTCGGTCTCGCCAGGGCGAACCAGATCGCGAACGGCGATCTGATCAGCGAGGACACCATCCTGCGGATGCACTCTTTCTTCAGCCGGCACGAGGTCGACAAGGAGGCCGAAGGCTTCTCAAAGGGCGAAGAAGGCTTCCCATCTCCCGGCCGCGTGGCATGGGACCTCTGGGGAGGCGACGCCGGGCAGGTCTGGGCCGCGCGGCTCCGCGACAAGATCATGCGCGGCGAGAAGCTTCCTACCAAGGCGGACGCCTGCGACCACGGCTCGGAGGTGCCGTATGAAAGCCACCCTTTCTACGGGTGGTCGAGCATACCTCCGGCCGAGCGGTAAAGCGTACCGGCCAGGAATCAGAACTCTACCGGGCCGCGCAGGCCTTCCGCAATGGCCTCCTCAAGGGCGAGGAGACCGCGGTGGGACGGATGCGCGGCATCTACGCCGAAGCCACGGCGCAGCTCAAGCGTGAGCTGATGGCCCTCGAAACGCGGCTTGCCGAGCGTGAGGCCCAAGGCAAGCCTCTCGCGGATGCGGCGATGGCCATGCGCGATCGCCTGGAGCGTCTCATCGAGCAGACCCGTCAACGCCTCGCGGACGTGAGCGGCGAAGGTGTTCGGGTGGTCTCCGACGGCCAACAGACCGCGCTCGAGTTCGTGAACGCCGGAACAGGCGAGCTCCTCGCGGCCTCCACCGGCGACCCGAGCCGCGCCGCGGGCATCCTCGCGGGATTCGATCGGCTCGACGACGAGGCGATCCAAGCGTTCGTCGGCTTCTCATCCGACGGCTCCCCACTTGCGGTCCTGTTCGACCAGATCGCGACCGATGTTCCCAACGCACTCCAGTACACCCTCGCCAGCGGGATCGCCCAAGGACGCAATCCGCGGGCGGTGGCCCGTGAGATGTCCGCGCTGGCGAGTCTACCGCGCCGGCGGGCAGAGACGATCGCCAGGACGGAGATGATCCGCGCGGCCCGCGAAGGCCAACGTCTCCAATACGGAAGCAACCCCGCGGTGACCGGCTACCGCCGCGTTGCGGCGCAGGATGCCCGTGTCTGCCCGGCTTGCCTCGCGCTATCAGGTACGCTCCACAAGACGGCCGAGATCATGCCGAGCCATCCCAATTGCCGGTGCGTCATGGTGCCCGTGACGCCGAGTCTGGCCGAGATCACCGGCGATCCATCGATCCCCGACCTGAGGCCGGGACCGGTGACGCCCGAGATCATCATGGCTGGTCTTTCAAAGTCAGAGCTGCGCGGTATCCTCGGGCCCGCGCGGCTTGAGCTGCTCGATCAAGGCTATCCTCTGGCCGACATGGTCGAGGTGCGGATGGACCCGCGGTGGGGACCAACGACGCGGGTGAAGCCTCTTAAGGAGCTGGAGGTGGGATAATCGGAGCATGGACGATATGGCGACCATCATCGCGGATGCGGTCAAGAGCGACCGCCTGGGACACGTCAAGGGCTACCTGGTACGCTTCGGCGACCCGAGCAAGGCCGATCTCGAGGGCGAGTACTTCACGCCCCAGACCGACTTCGGCTTCCCCATCAAGGCTGGTCAGCGCATCCCGCTGAACGTGTACTACCACCACGGCATGGATTCCAAGGTGGGGCGCAAGAGCATCGGCACGGGCTACATCAAGGCCGACGACACGGGCCTCTGGTACGAAGCGCAGCTCGACATGGCCGACGAATATGCCGCGATGGTTGCCAAGCTCTGCAAGGAAGGCAAGATGGGCTACAGCTCGGGCGCGGCCGGCCATCTCGTCGAGCGCAAGAGCGTTGGCGGTGCTTCCGAGATCACGCGGTGGCCTATCGCCGAAGCCTCGATCACGCCGACGCCCGCGGAATGGCGCAACGGCGTCAAGTCCATCGAGGACTGGTACGGAATGGAGATGCCGGAGATGGACGAAGGCGAGATGGAGATGCCGGAACCGCCGGCCGAGGGAATGGACCCGACGACGTTCGCCGACGAGACCTTCGCCCAGGAGCTCCGGTTCGAGGTGCTCCACGAGGCGATCGAAGCCTACTACGAGGCGTTGTGCCGCGGTATCGAGGGCGTGGCGATGTTGCCCGCCGGAGACCGCTCCGCCTTCGTGGTGGCCCTCCTGGAAGCCTTCTCGGGCCGATTGTCCGACATGGTCGGGCAGATTGGCCTTGATGCCAAATCGCTCCAGCGTGTCTCGCCGGACACGCTCCGAGCGACTGAACGTCGATTGCGGGATGCAATCGGCCTGAGCCGGTCCGATGCCAAGCGGCTGGCACCGGAGGTTTGGGAACTCCTGCGGGACGCAGGCCAAACCAAGGGGACGGACTTCACGCCGGACACGCCGCCGGCCACGTCGACCTCGATGCGGGAGGATATGCTTGCCCGCATCAACTACCTCTTGGAGATAGTATGAACATCGAACAACTGAACGAGAAGCGCAATACGCTCCTCGCCACCGCCCGCGAGCTGGCCTCCAGCCCCGAAGGCGACCTCGCCCAGGTGAAGTCCTGCATGGCCGAAGCCGAGCAGATCGCCCAGCGCATCGAAGCCGTGAAGGCTCTCGGCGAGATGGCCCCCGTGGCCTCGAAGCCGGCCCAGATCGACGAGCCTTGGAAGTCCGGCGGCGTGGTCAAGAACCCGTTCACCGGCTCGCGCGACGAGGCCAACTACAAGGCGTATGCCTTTGGGCAATGGGCCCGCTCGATCATGGGCAACAAGAAGGCCGCGGACTGGGTCAAGAACAACCTCAAGGCCCAATCGGAAGGTACGACCACCGCTGGTGGTTTCACCGTTCCCGACCCGCTCTCGAGCGACCTGATCTACCTTCGGGAAGGTTACGGTATCGGTCGGCAGAACTGCCGCGTCTACCCGATGTCCGCTGACACGCTCCTGGTTCCCAACGCCACGGCGTCGACCACGGTCTACTACCCGGGTGAAAACACGGCTATCACCGCGTCCGACCTTACGTTCGCTCAGGTGAGCCTCACCGCCAAGAAGATGGCCGTCCTCACGCAGGTTTCCAAAGAACTTGCCGAGGACTCGGTGATCGACTTTGGCGCGACGCTCGCTCGGGATATGGCGTTTGTGATGGCGAAGGAAGAAGACCGCGTGATCTTCAACAACGCCACGGATGCGACCTCCGGCATCGATGGTGCGCTCTGGGCGGTCTACAACCTGAACGCGACCAAGGCCAACATCGCCTCGCTCGTGCTCTTCACGACCGCGCAGACGATCACCTACAGCCCGACCCTGGCGAACCTTGCGACCATGGTAGGCAAGCTCCCGACCTACGCCGCGAATGCCAAGTGGTATATGCACAAGGAGATCTGGTTCAACGCCATCGCGCCGTTGCTCCAAGCTCTGAGCGGCAACGCGATCGGCGATATCCAGAACGCCTACGGGCCCAACCCGACCCTGTTCGGGTACCCCGTGGTGTTCGTGCAGAATATGCAAAAGACGCTCGCCGCGTCGACCCCGTATATCCTGCTCGGCGACCTCTCGATGGGTTCCGTCTTCGGCGACCGCCGCGGCGTCACCATCGATGTCTCCGACCAGCGGTACTTCGTGGAAGACTCGCTGGCGTTCAAGGGCACCGAGCGGTTCGCCTTCTCGGCGTTCGACACGGGCAACGTGAGCGCCACGGCTTCGGCCCGCGTTCCCGGCGCCCTCATCGTCGGTGCTTCCCAGGCCACCTGATACGGGCTTTGGCTGATCGGACCCTCCCGGTGGACGCACCGGGAGGGTTTCTCTTTTGTGGGATAATCCAACCATGGGACTCACCCGATCCGAGGCTATTGCTCGCGTCTCCCTCTGGTGCGATGCGACCGCGTACCCCGAGGTATCGACGACCGATATCGGCACGGTGGTCGACCAGTTCGAGCGGTTCAGCTCCTGGACGGCCGCGACGGCCTATAGCGTCGGCTCTCGGGTGGTCCCGACCACGCCCAATGGACGCGTGTACGAGTGCCGCACGGCGGGCACGACGGCCTCGACCGAGCCCGACTGGCCGACCGCGCCTGGCAACCTGTTCCAAGGCTGGGCCTACTCGGAGGGACCATCCGATCCCCAGCTTCTCTGGGTGGACGTCGGACCAGCGCACGTCGAGCGGTACGATGTCCGCTCCGCGGCGCGGCAGGTCTGGCTCATCAAGGCGTCCCGCGTGGCCGGCGAGATCGATGCCAAGGACGGCGCTCAGGATGTCAAGCTCTCGCAGCTGCGGACGCATTGTCTCGGGCAGGCGGAGGTGTTTCGTCCGCTGGTGATCATCTGATGAACACCGGTCTGCGCGAGCGTCTATCGGCCCGCTTCGTGGCGCGGCTTTGTCCCGACACCGTCGAGGTGCACCGCTTCACGATGACCGCGGACGGGCGTGGAGGAACGACGCTCTCCTGGCGCAAGATTGGGACGCACAAGGGGCGCATGACCGCGGGGATCGGGACCGAGACGCAGGTGGCTGGTGGTATCGAGGCGGTAAGCCGATGGGCGCTACTCTTGCCGTTGTCGGCCGATATCGAGCCACGCGACCGGGTCTACATACCGGGCGACAACAACCGATATTGGGAAGTGACTGGCAGCGATGCGGGGACGACGGACCTGCTTATCCAGCACATCGACCTCGAGGAGCGTGCGCAATGACACTCGACAGCGGATGGGCCGCGGTGATCGTTATGGGCATCATCGCCATTGGTGGTGGTGTTGGCAAGCTGATCCATATGATGTACAAGATGGAGGCCGAGATCACCGGGACGGCGGCCACGCTCAAGGACCATGGGCGACGGCTTGACTCTCTCGAAAACGAGGTCAAGAACGTCTTGCAAATTATCCTAAGGCACGGCGCGCAATGAACCAAGACAAGATCATTGGGTTCGTGATCAAGGTATTCGCGGTGATCGGATGCGCGATCATGGCCTACCAGTTCATTACCGTCGTTGGCGGTTTTTCGGAGGCATGGTGATGATCCGCAATGTGTCGATCAAGAGGCTGGTCACGGTGATGCTGGCGACGACTATCGCGGTGGTATCTCCGGCCATGCAACAGGCGTTTGCAACTCCCATGCCGCAGGAGGCAGGTCTGGAGGAGATCGCCGCGCGGATCAAGCTAGCGGGGTTGATGAGCGTCAACGCGTTGATCCCCGCGATGGTCGGTACGTTGATGGGCTTTTTCACCCGCGCCGATAAGACCGAGCCGCTGTTCGCGCTGGGGAATGGTAAATGACCGCTATTCAATTGAACTTGATCGACAAGGTAGTGGATAGTGAAGGCAAGGTCGAATTCAAATTCGACGACAATATCACTATTCAATTCAATAGCGAAGATGCGGTGGTCGTATTCTGCCAAGAATTTACAACACCGATCGACCTGATGCGTCAATTCGCGATCGCTTATTCAACCGACCATGGTGGACTCGGTCAATGCGCGATTACCTATGATCTATTTGATGCCAATGGGAACATCATGAAGGCGGCAGGATAATGGGCGTTTCAATGGTTTTTGGGGCGGAATTCCCATTCCCTTCTGCTACTGTCACCGCAACGAATCAAGCATTTACTTCTACGGCCACAATAATCGGCATTGAAATTCAAGCCGAAGAAGCGGCGACCATTACGACGCTGGGAGTCAGGTTCGCGAGTGTTACCGGTACACCGGGCGCGATGCGTGTCGGCATGGAAACGGTCGGTACGGATGGACGCTATACCGGCACATATCTTGGAGGATCTACAAATTACGTTGATTTCTCAAGCTGGGCCGGTTACACGGCTGGCACGTTTGCGACGATCACCTTGCCAACATCCGTTACCTTGACTCGCGGTCAGGTCTATGTCGTGACATTCCGTCCACAAGGTACATGGAATACATCGAATCAAGCTAGTTTGACGTACAAGTGGGCGAATACGGTAATGCCGCTAACCGCCCCTGGCTACGCTATGAACCAAACGGGAAAGGTCGTCAACTCAAATCTTCCATGCGTATTGATTCGGTCTGCGACAATGGCATATGGTTGGCCGATTGAAAGCTTCACTGCCGAAACAATTGGCAACAATGTCGCGCTTACGAATGACGAGGTCGGAATGAAATTTACCATTCCAACCACTTATGGTACGTCTTTCAAAGTACGCGGATTCCGATATGGATCCACCGGAATGTCTGCCGGATCGCTTCGGGATTATACTATATACGATTCCACAGGTACATCCGTGATCCAGCAATATTCAGGATATGACGGTGATTACGTTGCATCGAATGGCAGCATTACATCGGTGCACCAAATCTATTTTACTGATACGACATTGCCTACATTGAATATGGGTACAGAATATTTGATTGCAATCAAAACGAACAGTACTGCAAGCAGCGGCGATGGTGTTACGAAATTGAATTTCAACAATTCGACCGATTATAAGGCACTTTGTTCCGAAGGCAACCTTTCGAGCGTTGGCCGCAAGGCTGGCGGTTCGTGGTCGGCATTGTCGAATAATGCGATCATCCCGTTTCACCTGCTGATTGATTCGATCACGGTGCCGAGTGGCGGCGGGAGCGGCGGTTTGTTGGTCCATCCCGGAACGGCGGGGGGCATGAGAGGCTAACATGAAAGAGATTCTCAAGCGCGGCGCGACCAGCAACATTCTCCGCGTGTTCCTTCAGGATTCGACCGTCACGACCGGCGCGGGGAAAACGGGTCTAACCAACGCATCGAGCGGACTGATCATCTCGACCATCGCCGATCTGGAGGCGACCGCGACGACCTACACCTCTGCGGCCTCCAACGTCGAGACCATCACGACGCTCGGCACGTTCGCCGCGCCGACCGCCGGTAAATGCCGATTCAAGGAGGTCGATGCAACGAACTTCCCCGGCGTGTATGAGATCCAGATTGCCGATGCGCGGTTCAACGTCTCCAACTCGACTCAACTGCTGGTATCGATCCAATGCACCGGTGTCGCGCCGGTGTTCGCGGAATACCAGTTGATCGCGGTTGACCTGCTTGATACCGTGCGTCTCGGCCTCACCGCGCTACCCAACGTGGCGAGCGGCTCCGCTGGTGCGATCATCACCAGCGGCACCGGAACGGCGCAGCTCGCGACGACGAGTGGCAACGTCACGGTCGGTACGAACAACGACAAAACGGGATACTCGCTCACGCAAGCGTTCCCGGCGAACTTCTCCTCGCTCGCGATCACGGCTGGCGGTGCGGTCACCGCCGGGACGGTCTCGGACAAAACGGGATACTCGCTAACGCAAACCTTCCCGGCAAACTTCTCCTCGCTGGCGATCACGGCTGGTGGCATCGTGACGGCCAACACGACGCAGCTCGCTGGTCAGACGGTCACCGCCGCGGCGGGCGTCACGTTCCCGACCTCGGTCTCGAGCCTCACCGCGGCCAACGTCTGGCAGACCGATATCAGCGGGTACACCACGGCGGGCTACGCCGGGACGTATCTCAAGGGCGCGGGATCGAGCGGAGACCCGTGGTCGACGGCGATACCGGGATCGTACGGTGTCGGTACCGCGGGCTACATTGTTGGCAACAACCTAAACGCTTCGATCACCAGCCGCATGGCCTCCTATACTCAACCGACCGGCTTCCTCACCGCGACGTTCCCAACGACCGTGGCAAGTACGACCAACATCACAGCGGCGACCGGCATCACGCTGGCGGCGGTGACTCATACCGGCGCGACGATTCCGACGGTGACCACGGTCACCAACGCGGTGACGGCCGGCACGGTATCGGACAAAACCGGCTACAGCCTGGCGACCAGCCAAACGTTCAATACCACCGGCTCGGTCGGTAGTGTCACGGGCGCGGTGGGATCGGTGACTGGTGCTGTTGGATCGGTCACCGGCAATGTGGGAGGCGATGTCTCCGGCAAGGTGCTGGGTGGTGGCGCATCCTCGATCACTGGCGATGGCGTCCGCGCATCGAGCGTGACCGGAGCGGTCGGATCGGTCACCAGCGCGGTCACGGTCGGGACGATCAACGCCAACGTGATCACCGCGGCGTCCATCGCCACCAACGCCATCGATGCGGACGCGATCGCGGCGGATGCCGTCACCGAGATCCAGTCGGGCCTCTCGACGCTGACCGCGGCGCAGGCCGAGAATGCCGTGTGGAATGCCACCACGGCGTCTCATACGACCGCTGGTACCTACGGTCAATTGATCGTCCGCACGGATGGCACCAACGGCAACGAGGTCAAGGTAACCGCGGCGCATCATATCGCGGCCGATATCCACGAGGTCCAGCCCGCAACGTTCGCGGACGCGGACTGGGCGGCTGGATCAACCTACGCCAAGCTGGCGACGCTCATCGAGGCCGACAGCCCGACTGGTTACCGGTACACCACCCAGGCGCTCGAGCAGGCACCTACCGGCGGCGGTGGCGGATCGACGACCGTCCGCATGGGGCCGTTCGAGGTCAAGGCCGACGGTGGCGGAGCGGATCAGCCGCTCGACCTGCAAAAGGGCGCGACGCACGGCATCGACTGCACGTTGGTCGATGGCACCGGTACGGGCATCGATCTGACAGGCGCGACGCTCTCGGCCAAGGTGTACAACTCCGCTGGCACGCTCGTCGAGACGCTAACCGGGACGGCAACCTACGCTGCCGGTGGATCGCTCACCTGGACGATCACCACGACGACGACGAACACCGCGGGAACCTACACCGCCACGATCACCCGCACCACGGGCGCGTCGGACACGCAGGTCTTCGGTCCGCTCCGAATCTATGTGAGGGAGGTTTGAGATGGCCGAGATTATCGATCTCTATGAGGATCCCGACAAGGTCCAGCAGGTCGGAGCTTGGACTGGCGACTGGCACGTGTACGTCGTTCGTCTGGTCGACGAGCTCGGATCGCCGATCGACATCACGACAGGCACCTTGTCGGCCACCTACACGAACATTGCCACGGGCTCGGCGTACTCGTTTGGAGGCGGTACGGTAACGCTCACTAAACAGTACTCGGCGCAGGGCATCGTGTCGGTTCTCAATCCGGCGGCCTATCCCACGTCCGCGCTGGTGCGGCTCACGATCGGCTTTACCGTCGGTAGCGTGGTTCGGCGGTTCGGCCCGCTCGAGATCAAGGTGCTGGCGCCGTGATCCGGTTTGGTTTCAAGGCCAACGTGAAGGGCTTGGATCGATACATCGCCAACCTCGACAAGTTCGAGATGGTTGTGATGGCGACTGCGGCGAACATCGAGGGCGACGCGAAACAATCGATCCTCATCAACTCCGGCAAGTTCAACCCATCGAAACGCGGCGCTAAGATCCATTGGTCCTCGCTTCCGGGCAATCCGCCAAACAGCGACCTTGGGAACCTTGCCGCGAGCATCCGCCACCGGAAGATCAACCGGACCAAGGCCGAGGTGAACGTGGGTGTAGAGTACGGTATCCCGCTCGAGATCGGTTGGATCGCGGAGAATGGGAACCATGTCCCGGCCAGACCGTTCCTGGCGCCCGCGGTAGGCCGGCATGAGAAACCATTCGTGGCCGCGATCAAGGCGGTATTGAAAGGAGGCCGCTGATGTCTTTCGAGCCTGGCGTGATCGAGGGATGGATATACGGAACGCTGGCCGCGGACTCCACGCTGGATGATCTGCTGGCGGCGGACAACCTCCCAGCGAACTACCAGCAGGGCATCTACAATACCGTGGCGCCCGAGATCGACCCGGTCTCGCGCAAGGCTCCGAAGTTCCCCTATGTTGTATTCGCCATGGGCGGAAGCAGCGAGGACGAGGCGGCGCTTTGCGGTTCTCGAGCGTTCGCCAGGCCGAGCTTCAGGGTCACGGTATGGGATAATCAGAGCGGGAGCATCTCGATGCTCCGCGCCCAACAGATCATGGACCGGATCGACACGCTCCTGGACAACCAGACGGTGACATCGACCAGCCCGAGGTTCTACTTCCGGCGCGGCAGCACGGCCGAGAGCTTCGCGCTCAACACCGGAGGACGCACCGATATCGGCGTGACGGCGGTCTACAACGCGATCACGCAGTCGTAAGGACAACCAACCATGCCATTCTCTCGAACCAGCGCCTTGATCGGCGAAAACTGCACCGTAACCATTGCCTTCGGTGGCTTCCAGGACGGGACTCCGGCCACGTTCACGGCGGAAACCTATACCTGTTTGGCCCGTTCGATTCGCGCCTCCACGACGGTGGCGACCACGGATGTTTCGGCCCTCTGCGATGTCTCCAGCAAAGCACAGGTCACCAAGGCGGCGGGATCGCTCGAGATGGAGCTGCTGGTCGATTCGGTGGTCGGACCGATCTGCGCGGAGAAGGAAGGGTACTACGCCCAGATCGTCTTCACGCTTGGTGGCTTGACCGCGGCGATCAAGACGTATACTGGCGTCGTGACCGCCTGGGGCGTAAATGCCGCCAACTCCGAAGCGGTCACCGAAACCATGACCGTGACGCTCGGTGCGAACGGCGTGGCGACAGCCTGGGACTAAATGGCACTAGGACAACTCAAGAGCGTACCAAAAGACCCCGACGGCGGCATCCTGACAATCGACTTGTCGGATGTCGCCGGAGAGGGCGCGGCCTTCCGATTCCGGTCTCCAAAGGCCGCGGACCTGTTCCCCGATTCCAAGCTTTTGCAGGAGCTCCGGATCGGATACGCCGAATTTCCCGAGCCGTTGATCTACCAGATCTACATCCTCGGACGGTGCTACGTTCCTGCTCCAGGTGACGACGGGGAGAACCCGTACAGGGCGTTCGCAGACCTCGGTCGAGCGAACGCTTCGGTCTTTTACAGACTGCTCACGGAGTTCATGGCATGGTCTCCGATGGACGGTTTGGAAGTCAGGATCGACGAAGCAAAAAACGCATCCGCGGTGTAGCTGGGCTGGTCCTCTACTACACCGTGAAGTACCTGCATCGCCATCCGAGCGAAGTGGATCTGGACCTCGACCAGATCGCCGAGGTGGCGATGATTGCTCGGGAGATCGAGGAGAGGCAAGCCGAGATGCTCGGCATGGGATAGACGATGAAGATCGCAACACTTAGCGCCACGGTATCGGTCGAAGGGGTTGCCCAGTCGATCTCCCGCCTCGATGCGTTTCAGGAAAAGCTCGGCAAGGTCAGCTCCGCTGGCGAGGGGCTTGGCCGGGCGCTGGGTGTTGCTGGTGCGGCATATGGCGCATACGCAATGGGGCGATCGGCCCTTGAAGCCGCGGCGCAGATGGAGGCCCTTCAGATAGCACTGAAGGGGAACACGCGAAGCAGCGAGGAGTTCGCTCAGGTCACCAAGGATTTGGCCGAGATCGCGAAGCTTCCATCGATCAATCTGGAGCAAACCTACATGGGGTTTGTTCAGCTGCGTTCCGCCAAGTTCACGGTGAAGGAAGCCGAGCAGGCATTGGTCGCTATGGCCAAAGCCGCGACCGCCGCGGCGGCGGGTCCCGAGCAGTTCGGCCGCGC